ATAAAGATCAGCTTGGATCTCCTGCTCCTGAAGAACAATTAGAATTGCCGATTGCAAAGAAATCTGCACCTACGACTAGAAGAAAAAAAAGAACTAAGGCATGATATTGGGTAGATAAACTATCATTGGGGGAGGTTCCTCGATTTAATTTATGGAAAACGAAAAAGTTTCTCCTGAAATGGAGAAAGATAAAGAGGTCGAGGAAGAATCTTCGACAAGAATAGATCCTTCAACTAAGTATCAAAGAACGGAAGTTACTGAGTTTAGAAGTGTCGGTAAAGGTCGTACTTTTGAATTTCCTTTTAGTTCTGAATACCCAGTAGAAAGGTATTTTGGTAAAGAAGTGTTAAAGCATGATGACAGATCAGTTGATTTTAGTCGTCTAAATTCTGGTGCTGCACCCCTTCTTTGGAACCATGATCCAGACAGACACATAGGAATAGTCGAACGTGCATACATCGACAAAGACACTAAACGTGCTTATGCAAAAGTTCGCTTTTCACGCAATAAATTCGCTTCTGAAGTCTTAGATGACGTTAAAGATGGAATTTTGCGTGGTATTTCCTTTGGTTATCAGATCAAAAATATGGAAGAAGACGACGGAACATTCATCGCAGATGACTGGGCTGTCCACGAGGTCAGTATTACCCCCATACCAGCAGACCCTACTGTTGGGATCGGAAGGTCGTTAATCTCATCTAATAAAGATTTGTCTGACCCCTCACAACCTAATACTATTAATATTGATAACAAATCTCCTGAAGAGGAGATACGTTCTGCGGCAACAACCGCATCACCCTCGGTTCCATCTATGGAAGAAAAATCACAAGAAACTGTGGTGGATACGGCTCCTGCCGTGGAAGCTCCAGAAGTTGCTGTCGAAACAGCAGAGAGATCTGTTGAAGTAGATACAGCGGCTGAAGTAAAACGTGCGCTTGAAGAAGAGCAAGTTCGTACTTCCACTATCTATGCCGTTTGTCGCCAACATGGCGCAGACGACCTCACCGAAAAATTCATTAAAGACGGTAAGTCTGTTAGTGAAGTTAATGGTGAAATTTTAGACCTTATTTCTAAAAGGTCTGAGTCAAGCAACACTCCTATACGGTCAACTGACATGAACCCAAGTTCCAACGAAGTTGGTTTAGAGGCAAAAGAAGTAAAACGCTTTTCTTTCCTTAGAGCTATTACAGCATTAGCTAATCCAACAGATAGAAATGCACAAGAAGCTGCTGCTTTTGAGCGTGAAGTTTCAGAAGAAGCTTCTAAGCGTTATGGCAAGCCAGCAAACGGTTTCCTTGTCCCTAACGAAGTCCTAAAAAGAGACTTAACAGTAGGTACAGCAACAGCAGGTGGAAACCTAGTTGCAGACGACCTTCTTGCAGGTTCATTTATTGACATCTTGAGAAATCGGATGGCAATTATGCAGGCAGGTACAACTGTACTTTCTGGATTGACTGGAAATATTAGTATTCCTCGTCAAACTTCAGCGTCTACCGCATATTGGGTTGGAGAAGGATCTGCACCTACTGAGAGCCAACAGGCTTTCGATCAGGTGAACATGACTCCTAAAACTTTAGGTGGTTATGTTGACTTCTCAAGAAGAACTCTTCTTCAAGCTTCAATCGACGTTGAGCAGTTTGTAAGAGGTGACTTGGCTAAGGTTCTTGCTCTTGAACTAGACAGAGCTGGTATCTATGGCACAGGTTCTTCTAACCAGCCAACAGGTTTGACTCAGACTACTGGTATTGGTACTCAGACAATCACTACTTATGGAACTTTTGCTGAGTACATCGGCATGGAGACAGACGTAGCTTCTGCAAACGCTGATGCTGGCGCACTTAAGTACATCGTTAATGCTGCTGCAAGAGGCGCATTGAAGTCTACTGAGAAGGCATCAAACACAGCACAGTTTGTATGGGAAGGCAACGAGATCAATGGTTATCCTGCTCTTGTTTCTAACCAGCTTGCTAACAACGACGTTCTCTTCGGAGACTTCTCTCAGCTTGTAATGGGTACATGGTCTGGTGTTGACCTAACTGTTGATCCTTATGCTGGCGCAACAAGTGGAAACGTCAGAGTAATTGCATTACAAGATGTTGACTTTGCAGTTAAGCAGCCTGGTGCGTTCTGCTACGGAACATAAGAACATGAAGGTTAAAATCCTCCGTGATGTAATGGTAGCTGGAGTCCGTAAGGACTCTGGCTCTACCGTTGAACTTGACAAGAATGTTGCTCAATTATTGATTGGTCAGAATCAGGCCGAAGAATATGTTGAGCCTGTCAAGAAAGCTGCTCCAAAAGCAGCAGCACCAAAGCCAAAGACAACTCCTGCTACTTAGTAAAATGGGTTTAATTCAACAAAACCTAGAGTCAGTTAATTTTGTTGCAGGTCATCCAACAGCAGCTCGTACTGCTACTGGACAAACAAGTGGAATCGACGTAAGAGATTATGACGGTGATCTTGTTTTTATCTTGGATTCTGCCGCAGGCGGTGGTTCAAGTCCGACCCTTGATGTAACTATTGAAGACTCTGCCGATAATTCTTCTTTTAGTGCCTTAAGTGGTGCAGCCTTTACTCAAGTAACAGGTTCTGCTTCTGCTCAAACACTTGAAGTTGATGCGAATGGTTGCAAACGCTATGTACGAGTTAAGTACACAATTGGAGGTTCTTCTCCTTCCTTTACTTTCTCAGTCAATGCAATTGGCTTGAAGAAGTACGGTTAATTTTATATAGCCCCTTAATTGGGGCTTTTTCTTATGGCTTTTACTGAAGACTTAGATATTTTCTTTCAAGATTTTCAAGATACTGTTGTTTATTCAGGTTCCACATATAAAGGGATTCTTGAAGAGCCAGATGAAGTGGTTGCTGATGGTGTCGTGATGACCACCGATTATATGTTGACTGCAAAAACCAGCGATTTAGGAACATTAATTTTTGATGCTGCTTTAACAGTTAATGGAGATGCTTATAAAGTTCGTAGTACAAGAAAGATAGATGATGGAAGTCTTTGTATCCTTTCATTAATGAAGACTTAAATTATGGCAAGTAAAAGAGAACAAATTCTTGCAGCATTGAAAACAACGCTTGCTGGAACAACTGGTGTTTCAACTCGTATCTATAGATCGAGGGCAGAACCTACAAGTCGAGCAGAGTCTCCAGCATTGGTTTTAGAGTGGAGTAATGATCAACCTTCTGTTAGAGGTACAACAGGTCATATTGATTGGACTTTAAGGTTAAGAGTTGTTGTTATTTCTAGGGGAGCAATCCCAGATAATTTAGCGGATGCAACGGTTGAAAGTTTACATTCCAAGTTATTGGCTGATCCTACTGTTGGTGGCTTGGCAATAGATGTACGTCCATCTACTACAACATTTGAGTTAATAGAGGCAGATCAGCCAGCAGGACTAATTATGTGTGAATTTGAAGTTGATTACAGAACTCCTTATGGAACTCTTTCTTGACCCCTAACAAGGCATATTGTTTATGATAATAATTGAAATTCTTGGGAGAGGGCAGGAAATTATTCCTTGTTCCTGCTCCAATTCCAATCAAGGTAATTACGAATGGCCTTACTAACACGCAAACGAGTCATTGCTGTTCTAAAGGAAAGCACTGCTGGAACTTACAACGCTCCACAAGCTGCTAATTGTCTTTTAGTTCGTGACTTAAATATCACTCCACAGCAGAGTGATGTTGTAAGTCGTGATCTAATCAGACCTTACTTTGGAGCCAGCGAACAGCTACAGGCAAACACTAGAGTTGAATGTACTTTCTCTGTTGAAATGGCAGGGATCGGGCAAAACACTGCTGGTAATGAAGATGCTGATAACGCTCCTAACTTTGGTGAGTGTCTTGAAGCTTGTGGATTCACTACGGAGACAACAGACGATGCAAAACGTCTTTACACTCCTAACTCTCTTGACTCCACAACAGTCAGTATTCTCTACAACATAGATGGTGTTCAGCACACTGTAAAAGGAGCAAAAGGAACTTTTTCGATCAACTGCTCTGTTGGTGAAATTCCTACTTTTGACTTTACTTTTACTGGAGTTTACATAGCTCCTGCTGACGCAACTGCCTTAACTCCTGTCTATCAGAAGCAAGCAACTCCATTGCTCTTCAATAACACCAATACTGGTACATTCAAGATCTTTGGTGAGACAGGACTTCAGATGAGTAACTTCTCATTGGATCTCGGTAATGAAGTTATTTATCGTGAGTTGGTTGGTGGCAGCCCTGAAGTAATGATCACAAACAGAAGTGTTAGTGGATCAGTAACTGTTGAGGCTGTGAACTTGGCTAGTGGTGGTAGTCAGCAATGGAACCCATTTGCTGCTGCACTTGCTGATGGAACATTAGGTGAGATTAGTTTCGTTCATGGAACTGCTGCACTTAATAAGGTTACAATCCAATCAGGTCTTGTAACCAGTCAAACAACGAAGAATCGTGTTGACTTAGGTTCTATTGGTTACTCCGAAGAAGACGGAATTGCGATGTGGGATTGCCCTTACACAATGATTCCTTCTACAAGTGGTAATGATGAACTCTCAATTATCTTTGAGTAGTTGAATCTTCACTTTGTAGTGTTGGGGGGTTTATACCCCCCTTTTTTTGGGCTATGGTGTTTGGGAATATCATTATTTTTTATGGCATTTATTCGTAGAAAGTCAAAAGCCTATCCTTGGCCTGTTGAAATCAAACGTCCTTCTGAAACAAATCCTGGTGAATTTGATACAGATACGTTTACTATTAAATTTAAAAGGTTAAGTAAAAAAGAGTTAAATTCTTTTAGTGAGGCAGAAGAAGATAAAGCATTAGAAAAAATTGTTCTTGGTTGGAGTGATATTACAGAGGAAGATGGAACTGAGATTCCTTTCACCAAAGCAAATTTAAAAGAGTTTTCAGAAGATATTGATTTTACGGCTGGTGTTGTCGAGGCGTTCCAATCTTTCTACACAAAAGGTAAGGAGGGAAACTAAGAGAGGCCGCTATTTACTGGGCTTCTGGCGGCAAAGAAGTTATAGATATGACTCAAGACGATGCAAAAGCATTTGGTATTGAGATTCCTAAAAGTCCAGAAAAGAAAGATGAATTTGAAGTATGGGAATGTAATTGGGAAACAGTAAATATGTTTTTATACATGCAGACTCAGTGGGAAGTCTCCATGTCTGGTTATGTTGGCTTAAAATATGAGGTATTATTAATGGCTGGAGGACTATTTGACCTCTACAATATAGAAGACCGCACTGAGGTATTAGAAGGGCTTCAAATTATGGAAACTGCGGCGTTAAAGGAATTTCATAAAAAGGAGTCTAAATAATGGCTGGACAAGTTGGAAAACTGACGCTTAAAGCCGTTATTGAGGGCTTTGAAGAAGTACAGGGTTTAGGAAAGGCTTTAAAACAAGTTCAAGGTATAGCTAATCAATCGGATGCGTCTTTTAAAAATATAACAACAAGGGTAAAGGAGTTTGCTAGGCAAAATGTAAAAACTACTGATTCACTTCGAGGGCAAATTGCTGCCTTTACTCGTTTGAGAGGTAGTGTTGGTGTCGCTTCTAATTCATATACAGCTTTAACAAAGAACATACAGGAACTAAGGAGAGAACTCGTAGGTTTAGATACAGCAGAAGAAAAGAGGAGCAAGAAAGACAGGCTTAGACGAATGGGCTTTTCGGATGCGGAAATCCGAAGGGAGATGAGGACTCAAAATCAATTAATTGAAAGGGCAACTATAGGAAGGGTATATGACCAAACAACGAAAGGTATAAGACAAGGAATTTTAGATCAACGCGTATCAGATACCCCGATGATGCTTAAGGGGAAAGTAAATAGAGAGTATGTTGATTCGTTCTTAGAGGCAGCAAGAGAAAATAATGAATTTACTGCATTACAAAACAGATTAAATTTAAGGCTAGAGGCACAATTATCTCAGTCGCAAGTTCAATCGCAATTTGCTACTCCGAAAGTATTAGGGCCAGAAGACGATAGACGATTTATAAAAAGAACTCCAAGGTATCCAGGTGAATATGGGCCTATTTTTGATCCTACGAATAAAGACATCTTTACCAAGATAATCAGGGGATCTCTTGGTGTAATGGGTGAAGCTTTTCCTGGTAGGAAAGGCGTAGGACTGACAGGTTTTAAACCAGGTTTTACAGCAGACCCAGATGCTAGGGATTATCCAGAAGATTGGATAAAAGACTGGAAAAGGCCAATGGATGTGGCTCGTCGGATTGTTGATAGAAGGATGGGAGGTGGAAAAAGAAGGACAAGTCTTCGTACTCAATGGGGAGATAATTTAAGAGATGATCTTTTCGTTCCAGAGAACGTAAGAAAATGGGAAGTTCATACAGAAAGATTGCTTGGTCAAGCTTCGTTCAAGGGGAAAGTTCCTAAAGGTGCAAAACTACTTGGTGCTGGTTACGATACTTGGGCAGGTGGAAAAAGGGCGGCAGACGCACCAATTTTTTATAGTGATATAGCGACAGGAGACGTAAGAGCAAGAGGAGGAAGATTAGGAAAAATGGTAGGTGGCCCATCTAAAGATGTAGGGCCAAGTTATCCTCAAACACCTGCTGGTGATGCTGCCAATATTGCAGCCTTAAATAAGCAATTAGTTAATTTAAAAACTAATAGTGATGGTGCGAAAAAGGTTAGAGAGAAGCTATTAGAAATTGAGAACAGGATGAGCCGTGAGATGCGTAAGGCTCAAGGTACTGTAGGAGACTTGACCCGAAAAGAGGCTCAGAGAGTCAGGGTTCAGGAAAAACTTGCAAAGAGACAAGCTGAATATGGTGGAGCTGGAAAGGTTGGAACTAGAGATCCCTTGACAGGAGCGATGATTGCGGGTGGCTCTGGTTCATTCCGTATGCCTGTCCCGACTCAGGTTAGAGAGGTTTCTAATTTATATAATCAGATTGCAAATATTGGGATGTCGAAGATCAATGCAGATATTGATCGAATGGGTAAAAGTTATGAAGAGGTAAGAAAAGATATTCTTGCTGCGTCGAAAGCAGGTAATAAGAGCGTTCAAAGCTTGACTGCTCAAAAAAGTGCTTTTGTTCAATTAAGAGATGGGATGAATCCTGCTAGTAAGGGATTTAAACAACTTACTAAGGATATTCAGAATACAGATAAAGCTTTGATGAGATTAAGTGCAAATAAATTTAGCGGTGCAAATTTAAGAAGAACAGGTCAGTCAATATTAGGTGCTGGTTTTGTTGGTGGGCCTGCTGGTTTTTTAGGTGCGGGTATTGGAGCTGGTATTGAAGCGTTCAGACCAGGTGGTGATATGGCTGGTGGTGCGATTACTGGTGGTCTTGTTGCTAGTCAAGTACTGACACCAGTTTCTCAGGCGATTGGTGGTTCTACTGAATATGCTTCTCAAATCGAAAAAGCTCAGATTGCATTGCGAGGGATAACTAAAACTTCAGAAAATTATGAAGTCGCACAACAAGCTATTACAAAAGCAGTTGAAGTTTACAACGTACCACAAGAAGTAGCGATAAAAGGAATGACGAGATTAAGTGCTGCTGTATTAGGTGCTAATGGAAATATTTATAATGCAGCAGAAGCATTTTTAAATACAACTGTTGCAATTAAGGGTACTGCTGGTAGTGCAGATGATGTCAAGTCTGCGATCACAGCGATGGTCCAAATATATTCAAAAGGGAAGGTAAGTGCAGAAGAATTGAGTGGACAATTGGGCGAGAGATTCCCTGCGGCAGTTACGAAGTTTGCTAAAGCAAATGATATTTCAACTCAATCATTGCAGAAAAGTTTAAAAGATGGAACAGTAGGATTAGACATGTTAAGTAAGTTCGTAACGAGCTTAGGTAAAGAATATGCACCATTAGCTGAGGAGATTGCAAAGTCAAATGAAGAGGCAGGTGCAAGAGCGCAGATTGCAATGAATAAAATGAGGATTGCAGTTGGTACTGAGTTAAAAGATGTTGGGGCGCAATTCCAAATTATTGGTGCAAATTTATTGACTTCATTAGTTCCAGCACTTAGGGTTGTTGGCAATATTGGAGCGAAGGTTTTTGGTGCTTTAGCTGGAACAATTAAATTTGTTGTAGATAATTTCGATAAATTTGCTTCTGTTGCGGCGGTAGCAGGAGGGGTAATGGCTGGATTAGCAATTCAAGCATTGGCTTTTAATGCTGCGATGATTGCATGGGATTTGAAATTGACAATTTCTTTATTGTGGAAGAAAGTGGCTGCTTTGAAAGCTTTGACTTTGGCACAAATAAAGATGAATATTGCTGCAATGGCTAACCCTTACGTTCTTATTGCTGCTGGTCTTACTGCTACTGCTATTTGGGCGTTTAAGGCATCACAAGCGCATGATAAATTAGTTGATAGTTTGGAGTCTGGTGTAGCAACAGAAGATGACGTAACGAAGGCTTTCAAAGAAAGGCTTAAGCTTCAGAAGGAAATGAAGAGAATAGAGACTAGTACGGCTTTTAAATATAGAGATGAAGAAGACAGAGCCGCCGCAATTGAAAAATTAAAGATCAAATATGATGAATTAACTACAGCTATAGAAACTTATAGAAAAAATGCTAATGATCCTCTGCAACTTGAGAAGTTAAAGAAACAATTTGATTCGTTGTTTGGAAGCGGTACTGGAGACGATTCACCATTGCAAAAATTCAGAAAAGAGGTCGATGACGTAACAACTCAATTAGAAAATGTGGTTGTAAATGCTTTTAAAGGAATGGAAGATGCCATAACTGATTTTGTAATGACAGGTAAGTTAAATTTTAAAGATTTTGCTCGTTCTGTAATTGCAGATATAACAAGGATTGCTGTTAGACAAGCCATCATTGCTCCTATTGTTGGAACTTTATTCCCTGGGACGAAAGTAACAGAAGCAAAAGGAGGTGTTTATTCAAATGGAATTAGGCAATTTAAGAAGGGAGGCATAGTTAATAGTCCTACCTACTTCCCATTCGCCAAGGGAGTTGGCCTGATGGGAGAAGCTGGCCCAGAAGCTATAATGCCCCTAAAACGTGGGAAGGGAGGAAGACTTGGGGTTGAAGGTGGCGGTGGCGGTGCTACTACTGTGAATGTGTCAGTCGATGCGAAAGGTACTAAAGTCGAAGGCGATGGCAAGCAAATGGCTCAACTAGGTAAAATGTTAGGAGCTGCGATTGAAGCAGCCATCGTTAAAGAGAAACGACCAGGAGGACTTTTAGCTTAATTTCTTATGGCTACTTTTGATGACGCTACCTTGAATTGCGTGACGGCTGCTAGTTATGCAGCAAGCGTGAATGAAGCTCCTGATCTTCGTATCACCCAATTCGGAGACGGCTATCAACAAAGAAATACGATGGGCATGAACACAAGGAGAAAGAATTGGAATCTTTCTTTCAACAACCGAACTGATGCTGATCGAGATAAAATTGTTGGCTTTTTACAAGCAAGAAATGGTAAAGAAAGTTTTGATTGGATTGATCCCACAACAACTAATCACAAGAAATATGTTTGTGAAAGTTGGGATGTAGAGATGACATCTTTTAACAACAACAATATTTCGATGGAATTTAAGCAGGTATTTGAGGCGAGCTGATGCCAGTACCAGTTAGTCAATTACAAAGCTCAAATCCAACTGCAATTATTGAGTTGTTTGAGTTGGAATTAGATACAACTTTGCATGGAAATGCAAGGACGGCTGGTTGGAATCCTTGGGCTGCTAATTCAGATATTAGATTTGGAAAAGAAGTTAGAAGTACTACGACTCATGCAAGTGGTCTTGTTTTCAGAGTGACAATCCCTGGTACAACTGGTGGATCTGAACCTTCATGGCCTGCTTCAGTTGGAGGGACAGTAACAAGTGGAACTGTGACTTTTAAAGCTGTTCACCCTACTTATTATTTTCATAATGGTGCTTCTAGCAATACGACAATGGATAATTACAACGATATAAAGTTTGGCGGTCAGGTTTATCAACAGCTACCGATTAAAGCAGAAGGGTTTGAATATAAGGGGAAAGGATCATTACCAAGACCAACAATGGTTGTTAGTAATTTATTTAGTACGATTACTGCAATTTTAAATGAGGTAAATGTTAAAACGACAGGTAATGATTTAGCAGGGGCAAAACTTACAAGGATCAGAACTCTTGAACGCTTCCTTGATGCTGAGAGTTTTGGTACTGATTCTTTTATTGAAGAAGAAGAAAGTGTAAATGGGTCTGATTACTTCACAATGGAAAACGATGATACGTTTCAAAGGGAAGAACTCGGAAACCCTTATCAAGATCCAGATTCCACTCAAAGATTTCCTGATGAGGTTTATTTTGTTGATCGGAAAGTAAATGAGAATAAAGAAGTTGTTGAATTTGAATTATGTAGTGCGCTTGATTTGGCTGGTGTTCGTCTTCCTAAGAGACAATGTTTACCTGTTGATTTCCCAGGTATAGGAACGTTTAGAACATGACATGGAAAAATGATGCGCTCTTGGCAGCAAAGGAAGCTGATCCAAATGAAGCTTGTGGTTTATTAGTTGTACTAAAGGGGAAAGAATATTATTGGGCTTGTAAGAATATTGCTGAAAGTCGATACGATCAATTCATTCTTGATCCGAAAGATTATGCAGCAGCAGAAGACGCTGGAGAAATATTAGCGATAGTTCATTCTCATCCTCAGACTCCACCAACTCCTAGTCAAGCAGATATGACTTCATGCGAGGCAAGTGAATTGCCTTGGTATATCGTTAATCCAAAAACAGAACAGTGGCATTATTTTGAACCATCTGGCTATAAAGCACCACTTGAAGGTAGAACTTGGGTGTGGGGTGTCGCTGATTGTTGGACGTTAGTAAGAGATTATCACTTAGAAAAAGGTACAGAATTAAGAGACTGGGAAAGACCTATTAATCCAGAAGATTTTAGATTAAATCCAATGTTTGATGATTGCTGGAAAGACACAGGCTTTAGAGAACTTGCTCCAGAAGAAGAGTTACAGGAAGGGGATTGTTTATTGATGAGTATTCGAGGTAAGGGATTAAATCATATTGCTGTGTTCTTAGAAGGGAATGATATTTTGCATCATTTACAAGGAAGATTATCGAGTCGTGACCAATTGGACGAATGGCTATTAAAGTGTATTGGTAGGAGGATAACTTTGCGTCATGCTTAGAAAAATCAAGTTATATGGAAAACTTGCAAAGTTTGTTGGTCATAGAGTTTTAGAAGCAGATGTTCACAATGCTGCTGAAGCTGTTAAGTTTCTAGTTGCCAATTGGCCTGCTTTAGAGCAACATATGGCTAAACAGTATTACAAGGTAGATGTAGGAAGTTCTGCTTTAGTTTTAGATGAGATTGCTTATCCTATTGGATCGGAAGATATAAGTATTACACCTGTTATCGCTGGAGCTGGAAATGTCGGGAGGATTGTTTTAGGTGCTGCTTTGATTACGGCTGCTGTTATGACAGGTGGTGGTCTAAGTGTCTTGTCTGCTCCAGTTTTTAGTACAAGTGCTGCTGGGGCAACGGTCTTTGGAGGCTGGTCTGTTGTTGCAGGTAAAGTTGGAATGTTATTGGTCTTATCTGGAGTAGCTGGACTTTTAACTCCTGTACCGAAACCTCCAGATTCAGAAGAAGATCCACAAAATTCGTTTAGCTTTAGTGGGATTCAGCAAACAAGCAGAGCAGGAACAGCAGTTCCTGTTTGTTATGGAGAGATTTTGACAGGATCTGTTGTTATCTCTGCTGAAATTGATGTATCGGAGCAAGAAACATGACAAAGATTATTGGCTCTGGCGGTGGTGGCGGTGGAAAAGGTGGTGGCGGTGGTGGTCGCACACCGACTACTGATAAGGATTCTCTTGATAGTAAAAGTTATGCAAACGTATTAGATCTTATTTCTGAAGGTGAAATAGAAGGTTTAAAAGATGGATTGAAATCTGTTTATTTAAACAATACTCCTATTCAGAATGGTGATGGTAGTTATAACTTTGATAATGTTTCTTATGCGTTTAGAGAAGGTACATCTAGTCAAACGAAAATAAATGGTTTTGATAATGCTGCTACAACAATTCAAAGTGAAGAAAGTTTACCTGCTCAGATCTTAAAAGATTCTCCAAATATAGGGATAACAAAGACTGTTACGACTTCAGATTCAGTAGATGTTGTTCGAGTAATTATAAAAATTCCTCAACTTCAAGAGATAGAAGACGATGGTGATATTAAAGGAACTTCGGTTGAAATAAAGATTCAGATGTCAGTTGATGGTGGTGATTTTACTGACAAGATTACAGATACAATTTCAGGTCGAACAGGTGATTTATATAAGAGGGATTATGAAATCACATTGCCTGCCACTTTTAGTACAGATGTCAAAATCAGAGTTATTCGTTTAACAGATAATGCAGATGGAGGGGGAAGATTAAGTAATGAAACATGGTGGGATTCTTTTGTCAGGATTACTTATACAAATAATACTTATCCAAACTCTGCGTTAGCTGGGCTTCGTATAGATGCTGAACAGTTCTCTTCTATTCCTCAACGAGCTTATTTGATTCGTGGTACGAAGATAAGAATCCCTAGTAATGCAACTGTTGATAGTGCTACTGGAGCATTAATCTACTCAGGTACTTGGAATGGTACGTTCCAAGCTGCTACTTGGTGTAGCGATCCTGCTTGGTGCTTATGGGATTTATTGACATCTCAAAGATACGGTCTAGGTGATCACATACTTACAGCTTCAGAGAAAGCTAGTTTCAATGGCAATGCAGAACGATTAAGTAAATTTGATTTTTATGCTGCTTCTCAATATTGTTCTGCTAATAACACTAGACCAAGCAATCCAAATAATAATTATGGAGCAAACGGTAAGCATGGAATAGCTGATGGGTTTGGTGGCTTTGAACCACGTTTCTCTTGTAATGTTTATATCCAAGGTCGAGCAGAAGCTTTTGATTTAATTAATTCAATGTCTGCTGTCTTTATGGCAATGCCATATTGGTCAGCAGGTAGTCTTGCGATGTCTCAAGATAAGCCTCAGTCCAGTAGTTACTTATTTACGCTGGCAAATATTACTTCTGAAGGTTTTAATTATTCGGGTAGTAGTCAGAGAACAAGAGCAACAGTAGTAGTAGTTAAATATTTTGATAAAAACCTTAGATCGTTTGCGTATGAAAGAGTTTCAGCAGGTACAGCAATTATCAATAAGTATGGTTCAATCACTAAAAACATAGAGGCTTTTGCTTGTACCAGTAGATCACAGGCGAAAAGAGTTGCAAAATGGCTTCTTTATACAGAAGAAAACGAAACTGAAGTTGTAACTTTCACTTGTAGCTTGGATGCTGGAATTTTAGTTCGGCCTGGTCAAGTTATTGATGTTGCAGATCCTTTAAAAGCTGGTCTTAGAAGGGGTGGTCGCATAGCTTCAGCAACTGCTGGTCAAATTACAGTTGATGGTACTGCTGGTGTTGATACCGATTTACCTCAAGGTTCTTCTGTTGGTTATACAAGAACAATCCATGTTCTTCTTTCTGGAGGGACTGTCGAATCAAGGCCAGTTAGTAATATTTCTGGATCTGTTATTAC